GCCAGGCCGATGCCTCTCTTCGGCGTACCTGGCCTAATCGATCACTTCTAAATGCTCGCCCAGGGCAACATAGGCCCAAAGCGTCAAGCGGGCTTCGCCTGGATCCCCGCGGCGATCGGCGCGGCCGCATCGCTCGTCGGCGGAACGCGAGCAAACGTGGCATCAGCCAAACAAGCGGAACGGCAAATGCAGTTCCAAGAAAGAATGTCCAGCACGGCGCATCAGCGCCAGGTCAAAGATCTACGAGCTGCTGGACTAAACCCAATACTTTTAGGCACCGGAGGTTCCGGTGCCTCAACTCCAGGCGGAGCTCAAGCTCCACAAAAAGACGTCATCACACCCGCAGTCACTACCGCATTAGCGGCGCGCCGAATGGCAGCGGACATTAAACGGGTGGAGGCGGAAACAAATCTAACCGACAAAAAAACGGACGTACTCGGTCCCGCCGGTACTATCGGCGAAACTGTCAGCGGCATGCTGCAGACTGTCGGTGCCGGTTCTTCTACCGGCGCAAAAATAATCGAGTGGCTCGCCAACTCGGCAAAAGACGTTCGAGACAGCTTCTTAGAAGCTTTCGAAAATGCAAAAGAAATACCAACCCCGGGAATCCGGGATCCTCGAACTATCTACAATCCACCACGGAACACTCCTGTCCAGGAGGGCTCCGACGCGCAACGCCGTAGGCGTCGCGAATGAAAACCCGAACTCGGTTTTCTAAACACAAACGCTATCGCGTAAAAAGCGGCAAAAAAGCCGCTAAACAATCATTCAAAGACGAATGCGACATCAATAAAATAATGGCGAAATACCAGAAAAGCGGGGCAATAACGCACTTCAATCGACACGCCCCGCAATATGGTTTCGCGACATCAAACGACTTCTCAGAATCGATGCGCATCGTCACTGAAGCTCAGGAGATGTTCTCCGAGCTACCATCTAAAATCCGGACTAGGTTTGCCAACCAGCCGGAACAATTCCTGGACTTTGTCCAGGATCCCGCCAATGAGGCGGAAATGAGAACCCTTGGTCTCATGTCCCCTAAAGCGGAATCTCCCGATACGGACCCTCTGGGGCCGTCTGAGGGCGATCCGCAGCCCCCGGCAGGGGAAGCTCCCAGCGTGAGTACCACGCCTGATTAGGAGCAGAAAGACAGTTGCCTTACTTGATGGTAACTGTCTAAGGTGACACCAAAGGCAGCGGATCTCACAGGATCCTACAAAAGGCCCTGGCCTACAGAAGCCTCAAACCACTACCAATGGAGTATAGTTCCCCGCGTCACCACTACCTTTAGCGCCACAGCTAGGAGCCTACCATCATGGCCTACCGTCGAAAAATGCCTCGAGGCAAATCCAGACGTCTCTTCAAACGCACAGCCAGCAGAACACATAAGAAAAACATCGGCTCCAGGCCGATGCGAGGCGGAATCCGGCTCTAACAATATGGCCGCCCTGGGCGGCCGAAACTGTGGCCTGCTTCCACCCTCTGAGGGGGTATCGCGCACGTAAGGGCGGGATTACCTTCGACCGGTCTCTGTCCATGGGACAGCACATGACCGTGTCTTGCGGCCGCTGCAGCGGCTGCAAAGCTCAAAGAGCAAAAGAATGGGCGGCAAGATGCGTCCACGAAGCATCCCTTTACGAGGACAATTGCTTCATCACACTCACATACGACAACGAACACCTGCCCCAAAATGGCACCTTAATAAAACACCATTTCCAAGACTTTATGAAACGTCTTAGGAAAAGTGTACAACCAAAAAAAATTCGTTATTACCAATGTGGGGAATACGGCGAGAAACTCGGCCGGCCCCACTATCACGCTCTGATCTTCAATCATGACTTCCCTGACAAGGAATTCTTTCAAGAGCATAACGAAACAAAACTCTTCATATCTCGAGCACTCACAAAACTCTGGGGAAAAGGTCACGCATCAGTCGGGACCGTAACAATCGAATCCGCTGGCTATGTAGCCAGATACACAATGAAAAAAATGAACGGAGAGAAATCCTATCACCACTACATGCGTCTAAACGAAACAACGGGCGAGCTCCACGAGCTGCTGCCCGAATACAATGCGATGAGCCTCAAGCCGGGGATCGGCGCCGAATGGTTCAAGCAATACAAAGACGATGTGTTCCCGGATGACTTCATCGTCATCAACGGAAAAAAAGTAAAAACTCCCCAGTACTACATGACCCTCTTGGAGAGGGTCGACCCTCAGGAATATGAAAATATAAAAGCTGTGAGGTTGAAATCCCTCGCAGCGCACAAAGAAAACAACACTCCCGAACGCCTTGCGACTCGGGAAATCTGCCACCAGGCAAAACAAAACCGAATGGAACGGAGACTCAAATGATTCATAAAATGTTCACTATCTACGATGAGAAAGCACGGGCATACATAACCCCTTTCTTCCTCCCGGAATCCGGGATGGCTGTCCGCACATTTGCGGACTGCATCAACTCCGACTCACACCAATTCGGAAAACACCCGGCCGACTACACGCTCTTCACGCTTGGCGCCTGGGATGACACCGACGCTCAACTTAATCTCTTCGAACGCTCGATTTCCTTAGGAAACGGCGTAGAGTTTATCTCGGAGGGGCACTTCACCCAGGCCCCAGATAACAAACAAGCAGAGGCCGAATACCTTGAGACAGCAATCCCCGAAACGCAGCTCAGTGATGAGCCACCAATTCTCCCAGGTCCCGAAAGCGGAAATTCCTCGGAGTAGTTTCGACAGGTCTCACGGACTAAAAACAACCTTCGACGCCGGGTTCCTCATCCCGATTCTCGTGGATGAGGCGCTCCCCGGCGACACCTTCAACTTAAAAATGACGGGCTTCGCTCGTCTAGCAACTCCCATTTTTCCTGTCATGGATAACATGTACATGGAAACCTTCTTCTTCGCAGTGCCCAACAGATTACTGTGGGATAACTGGCAGAGGTTCAATGGAGAACAAATCAACCCAGGCGATTCAACCGACTTTACAATCCCGCAAATCGACACCGAAGGTGGGACGATTCAAGCGGGTTCGCTCGGAGACTATATGGGTCTCCCTACTGCTACCGCTGGTATTGGGTTTAGCGCACTGTGGTTCCGTGCTTACAATCTTATCTACAACGAATGGTTCCGAGACCAAAACATGCAAGACTCGATCCGACAAGAGATCGATGACGGTCCCGACACCACGGCGGAATACGCAGTCAGACGCCGCGGAAAGCGACACGACTACTTCACCTCATGCCTGCCCTGGCCACAGAAGGGCGACCCGGTCTCACTGCCACTGGGGACAATGGCCCCAGTAGCTACCGACGATGTAGAAAATCTCACGCTCGGTATCTTCTCAACAATTCAAGACAATACAGTCGCTATGGACACCGACGGCACAGCCGGAGGGTTCGTCCAACTCACATCACAAACGGCACCGGGTACCGGCATATATGCCGACCTAACCAATGCCACTGCAGCAACAATCAATCAACTCCGCCAGGCCTTTCAGGTCCAGAAACTCCTCGAGCGGGACGCCCGGGGCGGCACCCGTTACACGGAAATAATACGAGCACACTTCGGCGTTACTTCGCCGGACGCTCGACTCCAACGGCCGGAATTTCTCGGCGGCGGATCCTCGCCGGTGAATATCACACCCGTTGCACAAACATCCGAAACGGACCCATCTGGGCCGGACGCATCGCCGCAGGCAAACCTGGCGGCTATCGGTACTGCGTCCCTTCATAATCATGGTTTCACTAAATCGTTTACCGAACACTGCATCATCATCGGACTAATTAATGTCCGAGCAGATCTAACATATCAGCAGGGGCTACAACGAATGTGGTCTCGAGAGACCAGATTCGATTTCTACTGGCCCGCGTTCTCACATATTGGTGAGCAAGCGGTTCTCAATCAGGAAATCTTCGCCCAGGACGAACCTAACGTAATCAATCAAGCGGTCTTCGGCTACCAGGAGCGAAGCGCCGAGTACCGCTACAAACAATCTCAGATCACGGGAAAATTCCGGTCTAACGATCCTCAATCCCTCGACGCGTGGCACTTAAGCCAGGACTTCGCGTCGCTACCCGTCCTCGATGATGCATTCATCTCGGACGATCCTCCTCTCGATCGAATTATCGCGGTCACTGATGAGCCGCACTTCATATTCGACGCATATTTCTCAATGCGTTGTGCCAGGCCGATGCCTCTCTTCGGCGTACCTGGCCTAATCGATCACTTCTAAATGCTCGCCCAGGGCAACATAGGCCCAAAGCGTCAAGCGGGCTTCGCCTGGATCCCCGCGGCGATCGGCGCGGCCGCATCGCTCGTCGGCGGA